CTGCACACCGTTCTTGTATCGGTATCTCCAAAGATACTTAATAATATTACCCTGCAAATAATATTCGTATCCTTCTCCTGTAGCTGACTGAATAGCTTCGATGCACTCTACACCATATTTATTATAGTGTGGTGGATTATTGACCATATCTTTATCCTCACAATTATTTATTCCCCATTTTGCCATATCATGCACTCCCATTTAGTTTCTCTTTCATTGATTTAAAGTCTACCCTAATTACGTTACCTTGTCTACTAACAATTTCAGGTTTCATCTCATCATCCAATTCTTTTCTAACCATCTGATAAACTTTCTTTGACCACTCCTCATCTGTTCTAAGTAGATCAATACCAACCAAGCACATTCTAGTAAAGAACATAAGGTCATTAAAGTCTCTATCAGACAGAGGATTGTGTACAGAGTCTAATACCTGTAGGTGTACATCTCCTGTCCAATTCTTCTGATGATCTAGTATAGGCTTCATACGTACAATTATATCTTGATCATCTAATCTAACATGTAAGTCTTTAAATCCATTCTGTGTCATGTATATCTCCTTATAATCTTTTTCCCTGAGAACTCTATGAACACAGGGTGTTGTTTCTTTTTACGTTCCTTCAACCAATCCTCTGGTATAATTCTGTCGTGGTATTTAAAGTTGTTCTTCTCACACCACATACCATAGGTAGTCTTAGAACCCTTCTGTAATTTTCTCCTGCTGCTTG